TAGTTAATTCAAACAAATATTGATTGTAATGAGCTACTTGTTCTTGCAACGATAATTTTTTTAAATGTGGTTGGCTTGAAAATTGAGGCCACGACATTTCTTCAAACGGTGAATACATTAATGTTTTCGTATAAATATTGAAGTTAAAATAAAAAACCCGGGCAAAAGCCCGGGTCTTTATTTATCTATTCTATTCTAGATTAAAGGGTATTTAAACCATTAACATAGATCTTAGCGTAGAATTCAGGACGTAACATTTTCTTAGCGTAACGAGTTAATAGACCTTTACGTGGAGTGAAGGTATTTGGATCGTATACTAATGGAGTCATGATCAACGGAATGTATGGAGCGAATACAGCACCTGCTTCTAAGAACTGAGTACCACGGTATCCTAATAAGATAGTGTTTTCAGTCATGTAAGGGTTTTTGTAAACTTTGTAACGACCATTGAATGAACCAACTTTTTGTACACCGAAAGCGTATTCCATTTGATCAGCTTCGCCATTGTTGCTAGAAGCAAATCCAGGGATAGATTCGATGATTGTTGCTACTGTAGGAGAAATTACCATGAAATTAGCACCACCTCTTAAAGTTAATTGGTGAATTTTATTGCTTAATTTTTGGATTTTTGTTCCTAAAGTTTGGAACCATTGTCCTTGAGTATTATAGAAAGCAGAACCACCTGTTGAGAAACTACCATTGCTATAAACGTTGTTATTAATTGCTGACCAGTATTCAGTACCAGCTGCAGCATCTTCAATTAACATATCTAAGATTTCAAGATCAATCTCCATAGAGATGTACTCGCTTAACATGTTAGTTAATTCAGCTTCAGCGTCGATGTTTTGGTAAGCATTCAAGTCTTGAGCAAACTCAGGAGTCCATACAGCTTTTAATTTTTTAGTTTTAGCTGTAATTTCTTGTGATTGCATGCTGATATTAATCTCAGGAATTGCGATAGTAGTTGCACTTTGTGCATTCGGAATAGAGAATGTAGTTGCTGTAGAATCTTCAAAATCACCACGACGATTATCGTCTGTAATTTTGTTATAGAATACAGTAACTGGAGCACCTGGAGCACCAGAGAATGCTGTAGTTGAACCTGATACATAGAAAGTAATAGTACCTGCTGTGTAGTTATAAGTTGTAAATGCTGGTAAAGCATTAGCTACTGTAAATCCACTACCACTTACTAAGAAACCACGAACTGCGTCTTGGTCAAAGCTAGATAATGAAGTTGTTGGAACTGTAATAGCATAAATTTGATTAGCTGCTTGAGAAGCAGAATATGCTGAATCATAGTTTAAGTTAGCAAAAGATGCTGTAACTACTGAACCAGAACCTGCACCTACTACTGGAGCTGTACCACCATTGTTAGAACCGGTGATTTGGATAGAAGCTGAGAATTGGTTGGTAGAATATGTGAAACGACCAGCACCATATAAACCACCAGCTGCGTCTGCAGTTTGGAAAGGATATTGAGAACTAGTGTTACCATAAATTGAACTATTCACAGTAAATGGATTTTTAGAAGTTCCATATTGGAAATCTAAGAAGAACACAAGACCAGAAGGTAAGTTCATTGGTTGAACGCTAACGAATTCTTTCGCTGCGATTTGACCGAACACTTTACGTACTAATGGTAAAGCGATACCAGCCCATTGTTCACCTTGACCTGGAGTGAAGAAAGCACCTGTACCAGTTGATGATACCTCGGTTACTAATTGTTTTGCTTGATTTTCAAGCATAAGAGACATGTTGTTTCTGTTTGTCTCGTCTAAGCCTTCTAAAAGGCCTGTTTTAGCCCATTTGCCAGCTAATTTAGCTGCATCGCTTTGTAACGATTTGTATGGGTTAGCAGATTCTAATAATGATTGAATTTGACTCATCGTTTTAGTTTTTAGTTGTTTTTAAATTGTTTAAGTTTACTTTTTAATTCCCGCTAATTTTTGCATTCTTTCGAAAGCAGCATTAACTTCGATAATTGGTTGTTTTGTGCTATTATTAGCACCGCTTATAACTTTAGAAGCCATACCTCTTACTGATTCAGTTACTGGACGTTTTGTTGTGTTTGTGTTATTTAAACTTTCCATTACTGTTTCGTAAACTAATTGTGCTTCTTTTTTACTTGTTGCTTTGTCAAAAGCAGCTAATACTTTAACTTTTTGTGATTCAGTTAAGTTTTTAGCTTTGAACACTTTGTTTAAGTAAAGAAGTTTAGAATTTAATAGATTAACTTCGTTTAATTCAGATTTAATTGCTTCGATTGTTCTAAAAGCTTCATCTAAATCTTTTTTCATTTCATCCATTTCTTTCATTTTAGCTTCATCCAATGAATAACCTGCATCTTCAACTGCTTTTTTAGCTTTTGCTTTGTCAGAAGAATCTACTGTTATTTCTAGTTCACCAATTCCAGCTTTAACTGTAGCATCAATTTTAGCTTTTTTAAGTAAACTTTTGAAATATTTAGCTTCATCATCTAAATCATCAGCGTCATTTGCAGGAACAGTAAATGTTGCTTTTTTAGCCTCATTTATATCATGCATGAGTTCATCGATAGAAACTTCTTCTTCTTCTTCACTTTCTTCTTCGTCTTCCATGCCTTCATGACCAGCTTCTAATTCGCCAGCTTTAACCATGTCAGCGATAACGCTTTCGATAAATGATTTAAGATCTTCTTCAGACATGTTTTCGATGTCGATTTCAACGTCTTCTTCACTTTCTTCTTCTTCGCCTTCTTTAGCTTCGTTTAAGTCAGTGTCGTTTTGAGCTGTTGGAGCTATGTTACCATGAGCACCAGGACCTTTAGGATCGTTGATTACTTCATCCATGGTTTCGTCCATTTCTTCATCCATGTATTCATCCATGTCTTCTAATTCTCTTAATAACTCATCTAAGTCCATTTCGTCCATAGATTTTTTCATTTCGTCCATGTCTTTCATTTCATCCATGTTTTCATCTTCGTACATTTCGTCTTTAGATTCGTCCATGTCTTTCATTTCGTCCATTTCGGATTTTTTCATTTCGTCCATCTCTTTTGCTTCGTCCATTTCTTCGTCCATAGCGTCAATTTCAGCTAATTTAGCTGATAATTTTTCTTTTAGGTACGGAGTAAAGGCTTCTTCTAGAGCGACTTTTGCGTTTGCGATTGCTGCTTCTTTAATTGATTTAGCGTCAGCAATAGCTTCTTTCAGAATGTCTCTGTTTGCCATAATTTTCCTCAAATTTTTGTTTTGGAAGTACGCTTATTAGATGTGGAAGCGTAATAGAATTGATTAGATAAATGCGATATAGATGATCGCATATTCCAATATACATATATTAGGATTCTTCAAAACGCAACAGGATTAAAAAAGAAATCCTAGCCTTACGGGGCTAGGATTGGTCCTACGATACTATCGAAGGAGGGGGTATTGCCTATATTATCGGGCAAGTGCCATTAGCACATAAAATTTCTGTTAATAAACTATTTACTTTAGCATATTGATATGGTTGAGCTTCTTTTCCTTCTTTAACTAAATTCATATATGAACCTGGGTTAGAAGGTGTTGAAACAAAATCCCAACATAATAATTCGAAATCATCTTGTACTTCCATAGTTTCGCCTATTTGTTTTAAGCTACCCATACCACGAGATGATACACCTACCATTACATTGTTGTCAATAAGTGCTTTTAAGATATTACCTGATATTGTTGGTAAAATTTCTATTTTACCCATTACTTTATCTCCATTCCACCAAATATCTCTAATGATATGAGATACATTTTTAAGTGAAATGATAGTTGAATCTGGATGGTCTAATTCACCTGTTGCTCTGTTTTCTTTAACGCAAGACATGTATTTGTCTATCTCACGCTCCCATAAATCTTTTGGATAATATCTACCATTACCGTTTTTTACTTCAGCCGTAGCTAAAATACCTTCAACCAAAGGATTACCGGATGGTGCTTTAACACCCTCATGTAATTGTATTGGTGAAACGTTAAATGGTATTGTTTCAATTAATACTTGTTTCATTAGTCTTTTTTGTTTTTAGGTAAATCACCATAGCCGCTTGATTTGTATTTTCCTTTTGGTTCTTTTGGAGCACCTAAACCTGGTGCTTCATCAGTGTATCCAATACCTTTAACACCGAATTGAGCTTTAGTAGTATAATATAATATATCTTTACCTAAATTTTTAGCTACAAGTTGTTTTACTTGATCTACAGTTTTATCTGCGTTTTTTGGATCTTTCATTTCATCATAAAAGCCATTTAAAAAAGCTTGACCATATAAATTGTCAATATTTTTAGTATCTTTATAGTCAAAACTATGATCTTGAGCATCTATTACTTCTTTAGATACTTTTTTTTCTTCTACTTTAACCGCTTCTTGAAATATAGTAATCCAATCTTCAACACGTTTACTTGGAGTAGATACCATACCTAAACCTGCATTGTGTTCAGATAAAATACTTTTACCTTTTAAAATTTTAACAGTTTCGTCAAAATTATTGTAATGATTTACATATTCAGGAAACAAGTGGCGTGCTTGTTTTAAGAAATGGTTTTTGTTACCTTTACCTTCTTGAATTTGATTATATTGGTCTTGTAATGTTGCCATTGTATATTGTTTTTTAAGTATAGAATAATACTGGTCCTCCAGAAAATGAAGCACTTGTTACAAAAAGATTAATAGTTGTTCCTGCAGGTACAGTTATTGCTCCTATTGAACTTCCATTAGCATCTAATATTGCTGAAAAAGTAGCGGTTGTTGTTACAACAGTAAAACCGGCAAATGAGCCAGTTACGCTTGTTGATGCTACTATTCCGGTGGGATTTACGGGTATGTTTGCCATTTTATATTTTTATTTAGTCTTTAAACATTTCAATTAAATCATCCAAATAATCTGCTGCTAAGTCTGTACCATACAACACATTAAAACTTGGATTTTGTTTATATTCGTCCATTGTTTTTTGTTTTGCTTTTTGTAACAATGGAAGTAATTCGTTTAATTTATTTTCTACAGTATCGAATCCTAAAATACGACTAGAAATAAATTTTTTTAATTCGGGACTATCAACACCTAATGTATTAATATATTCTTCAACATTAGTATCTTCGAATAATGTTTGATCTTCACCCCATAAATATTTTGTGTCAACCCATTTAGCATTTTTAGCTAATTTTTTAGAGTCAACATTTTTAAACCCTAATTTATTATAATAACTATTTTTAACCCCAGTAGGACCAGCTTTAGGACCTTTACCTAGTGATGCTCCAGGATTAGCTTCTCCCATAGGTTGTTTAGGGGCTAATTTATATCCTAATTTATATGAATATTTAGCTCCTTGAGATCCACTAGCTTTTTTATTTGAATTAAATGCAAATGGTGTAGCAACTTGTTCACCACTACCTGGGGTAAAACTTGCTCCTGTACCTGTTGTACTTACTTCTTTAAGTTTTTTAGCTAATTTATCAGCTAATTGTTTATTACTTGCCATGTATATTAGTAAGTTCTTCTAATAATTCATAATATTGTAACAAATTAACTAAATCATCATTACCCACATTTGCTGTTTTTCCTAATTCAACTAAGAAATTCGATACTTCGTTGATTTTGATTTTAACTGCTTTATCAGTTACTTTATTGTTTAGACTAAGTAATGATGATTTAATTTCGTTAATTTTAGTATTATAGAATGATCTTAATTTAGGAGTAGAATCAATTGAATTGATAAACTCTTTAAGAACCATTTTTTGATTTTCGTTCAAATTAGCGTATTTACCATTAAATTTTTCTAATAATACACGGTAAGTTAAAATACGCAAATCTTGATCGTATGATTTAAATTCTTCTAATAATTGATCTTTAACTTGTTTTTCATCAACTTGTTTATTAGTTAATGTTTCAAGTAAAGATATTTTATTTGCAATTATTTGGTCTGGGTTGGATAGATTATCACTATTGTAAATTTCTAATAATGTATATAAAGCTGCTTGTGCTTTATAGTTAGGTAATTTAGTTTTAAAAAATTCATCAACGTCATAATGTTTAGATATCTCTTTAATAAGATTATATTTTTGTCTTTTTAAAGATCCTCTATTTAATGATTTAGATGATTCGATTATAGTGTTGATAACTATCTCAGCTTTACCTTCAGATAAATGCTTTTTACTTAAAATAGTTTCATATAGTTTATATTCTTTGCCTAACTCCGTTTTAACAAAGAATTTTTTAAGAATAGGGGTAGCTTTTGATTCTTTACCGGATAACGTATCCGCTGTTATTTGTCTAACTAATAATTCAAAAAGTATACCAGTATTCTTATATTTAGAATGTTTAATATTCATTCTCTAGTTTTTGTTATAAATATATAAAAATTATTACCCCTTTAATTGATCTTCATTTAGAAGCGTAGTATTATCTATTTCTTTAATAAATAATGGAGCTTTACCTAAACTTTCAATTAATGTTTTATTTTTTGCATAAACTGATTTAGCATTTTCAAGAGCTAATGGTGAACCGCCTTTATAGTTTGGATTACCATATCCTTCTTGGTCATCTTTTTTCATAGCTACGGTACCTAATCTATCTTTACCAAATGCATTATCTTGGTGATTTCTATCAGTTCCTGTTTCTTCAGGACGACCTAATTTTAAGTCATCACCATACCCATCAGGTATGTTTTCAGGATTACTTCCCATTCTACCTTTACCATATGCTAAAGCTAAATCATGTGGTGTACCGTAAGATTTACCTGTTACTTTAGGGTCGTTACCTTCATCAACAATTTGTTTCATGCGGAACTCACGTTTAGCATCTTCAACAGTCATGTCACGATATTCATCGTATTGGTCTTGTGATAAGTGGAATATATTATCGTAAATCCAATCTGTAGGTAACAATTTAGATTCCATTATCTTTTGAGCTAACTCTACTTTTTGTGTTAATAATGCAATCTTTTCTTGATCATATATAATTGAAGGTGTAGTTAAATGTAACTCAAAATTAGTTAATTCTTCTGCTGTATATCCCTGAGTGTATAAATGTACTAGTGCTATTTTATATAATTCAGATAAAGTGATACGTTGAATTCTATCAATTGTGCGAGCAAAACGAATATCTTCTGCTGCTAATGTTGCTTTACCAGTTAAGTCTTTTTCATAACCCATAAACGCTTTAGGTACTCTTAAAGCAGCAAATAATTTATCTCTTAAATAAGTAACATCTTCAATACCAGCATACTGTAAACCAGGTAAAGTATCAATTTTAGTTACTTGATCACCATTACGAACAGGTATGAAATAATCTTCTAATAAGTTTTGTTGATTATATTTTAAGTTATATTGTCCTGTTTCTTGATCAATGAACGGAGTACGTTTCATTGTAGAAATTGTTTTTTGCATGAAGTTTTCTACTTCATTTGGAGGAATAGAACCAACGTTTAAATAATAAACGCGTTTGTCTGGAGAACGAACAATACGATGGATTAACATCGCATCTTCCATTAGTGTATATTGTTTAAATAAACGGCGAGCTGGTTCGATATAAGCTCTACCATAAGGTAAATAATTATTATCTGTTAACAATCTAAAGTGAGCTACTTCATAGTTGTCAAAGTAAATACCCGGACTTGTTTTACGATCAGCACCAGATACATTATAATAACCTGAACCTCCTGTATAAAAACCATCGGGTGAATATTTAAATTGAATAGCAAATGGATTTTCTTTATCATATCCTTCCTCTCTTTCCATATGATAAGCAGCTATAGGAATAATATTATAAACACCAAATTTTTCTGAGATTTCTAATTTAAGGAAAAAATCACCATATTTACACATTTGACGAATCCAAGCCCACAAATTAAATTCAATATTTAAAACATCATAAAATAAATTGTATAATGATTTTTGAATATCTTCGTTGCTACTTCTAATTTGAAGTACTTCACCTAAGTCATTTTTAAGTGTGCATTCTTCGGCCACAATATCCAATGCAGAAGCAATAATAGCATCTGTATCCATAATATCGTAGTCTGAGTAGATTTGGGTTCTTAAATAACGATAATTTAAGTTAAATTGAGCACCATATAATGAAGTAGAATTAACAGAATAAATTCGGTTAAATCTATCTACTAATGCATTTGTTGCAAATTCTCCGGATTGTTGGATAGTGTTAGTATCCATTACTTTGAGTTGGTCTCCACCGTCGTTGCGAATGATTACATCTGTTGAAAACAGTCGTTGTAACCTTCTAAAAATACTTGTATCAGCCATATGATTATAATATACGAATAAATATTAAAGAAGCCAACTAATATCTTCCTTTCCTCCTATTTTATTATCAATAGAGTATGGATTATCGCGACCTGTTGCGAAATAGGCGCCTTGATAATTAGAATTTGATTTACCCATGTTACCTAACGCGGCACGGGTTAAATCTTGGCTTTGTGATCTAAATTTTAATGATGTATCTCTTAAATACATTCCGATACCAAATGACATTACTAAGTCATCGTTGTATCCTGATTGTGCTTCAGCTCTACCATTTTTCCAAACAAATACTTTCATTTCTTCAAGTAAACGTTTGGAGCGAATTGTAACTGATCTATCACCAACATATTCTTTAAATTTATTTATTATTAAAGGACGTGTTTTGAGAGACATTGTAAAACCCGGAGTTACACTATCACTATTTTCATACTTGTTAAAGAATGAGTCTACAGTTAATGCTTCTGTTTTTGGAGAATAGTATACATTTCTATATCCTCTTTCTAATATTGCGTCTATAGCAGCCCAACCGATAGAGGCATTTTCACATACTAATAGTGCTTGATTGTATTCGGTAGCAATAGCAGTTATAAAATACCCAAATTCTTTTGGAGGCATTTGACCTTTATATTCTGCTACTTGGGTATTTGTAGCAATATCAATAACATGGAATGCGGAAAAGTCTTTACCATCACCTCTAGCTACATCGGCTAAAACCATATAGTCTCTAGAGTAATCAGCTTGTTCCCAAATCCAAAGATTTTGGTCTGCACCTCTTCTTTCCATTGGATCTTGTACCGTAGTTTCTTTTATAAAATCAATCCATTCAGGATAGAATACAACGTCACCTGAAGTGCTAAAGTCACAATCACACTCTTGTGCTGCTAATCTAGGATCACCCAGTAATTCATCTTGTCGTTTTCTCCAAGCCTCATTTCGTTCAGGGTGAACATACCAAGGTAATTTAATTGGTAAAAAGTCGTTTTCAGCATTTTCTGCTTTAACCCA